TAGGCGCACCTACCCATAAAAAGCGAAAAGGTCTATCCGTAGGGAATTTTCTCTTCTGATATTCAAACTCCGAAGATACACCATGATTTACTACATGAATTTTTGAAGGATAGAAATACTTGGAAAGAATTGCTTTACACCAATTAGATGGCGTAAAAAGATAGTCAGCTTTTCTTATATTATCAATGCAATATTGGGGCAAAGTTGCAGCTTCATTCATAGTGAACAGCCAATTGGTTTTTCCTTCAACTGGCTGTTTAAACAAATCAGGAGAGGCGATTATAACGGAGTTATCAGCACTATCAGAAAAATCAACAAGTTTTGCTACTTCGTTGTGAAGTTCTTTATTGTGAACCGAATACCCATAAGAATTTCCAACACGTTCCCCATCTGCGCTTTGTGCCCAATGGAGCTTTAAAGTGTCTTCCAAATCTTGCTTTGACATTTTTCACAATATCCACAAAACTTATTTTTTACATCAGTTTTATTATGACAATTTATACACTCAACTGTAAATTCCATTGACGTATGAAAATCAGGACAACCACAACTACTACATTCAATCGTAACAGGACAATCTCGTCTTAAATTTAAATCTTTTCCACACTTATTACAAATTACATAATTTACTGTTGGAAATACTAACACGGTTTCGGTTTCTTTGGTTTCATCACGTTCCTCAATTCTTATTTCATTTTCTTGTCGAATAACTTTACGTTTTAATATAGGCATCTTGGGCCTCCATTTTGCCATAGCCTCAAAAATCGCTCTTAGTGGGGGAGGGGGGAGGCCAGGGGAACCCTCCCCCACTACTCTTTAAACCATTAGGCTACGCATTAGTCAACAACCGGCAGAATCCGTAGGGTTGGGCGACTTTCAATGCCCATCGATTGTAGATCTTAAAGCGAGTCCTATTGGTCGTCCAGAGACCGTAAGGATCAACCTGGAGAGCAGAATTCTGAACACGCCTTCCAAGTCCAAAGCACTTCATATTACCAAAAACAATGAAAGCAGTATTAGCACCAGAAGTAGCCGGCATCTTTACCACTTCACTATACGGAAAACCATAAATAGTACCAGGAACACCAGCACCAATATGACCATCCATAAACACAGGGCGATTCTGTTCGTCCTTCAAAGTCCTTACATAATGCAGGATAGCTCCAGACATAAAGTATCTTGCACCCTGTTTCCTAAGTCCATCCAGTTTAGCAATCATAAGGGACAAATGATCCCCAGACAGTTCACTAAAATGGGTCGAACCGGACATGGTAACAGAATAACCAGTAGCCGCAGACAAAAGCCCCGAAACACCGCCATAAGAACCAGCACCAGTTCCATTAAAAGCAGCATCATCAAGGGTCATGCCAACAGCCTCAGCCAGAGCCTCAGTCAACCAGGACACAATGTCAGATCTCGCATCGAGCATGGAATCATTACGTACAACAGAATACGCAGATAATTCCATGTTCTCCAATTCGACTTCACTCAATTCAGGGTTAGACTCAGGAGTTGTATTTCCCCAATAAGTAGCAGCCGCTCCAATTTCAGCAGGAAAAGACTGTTTGTTAGAAGTCATGTCCCACATACGAGCATACTGGAGAATAACAGAAGATTCCCGTGCATAGTGCAAAATCTCGGAATCAACAATATCCGGCAGAACAAATACGTTCCCGACATCACCAATATCCGTAGCCGTTGCCTTCGTTCCATACTCCGACCGCAGTTTCTGCATCGCTGCAGGATCTTGAAGAACATTAGCACGCAGAAAGAGAACGAAATATTTAGCTACTTCAAGCCTTTTTTCATCAGACATAACATGATTAGGATGATTAAACTTCTCCATCAATCTCTGACCCTGTTTCATCTGGTCATAAGCACCGAAATACTCTTTCAGTTCCTCTTTGTTCATTCCATCATGAACTTGGGGAAGAGTAAAACCACGCTTCATCAATTCCTCATAACTTGCAAGTTTGGCCTCAATCTCTTCTTGCTTCTGTTTAATATCTCCAACAGTGCAAGTAGCTAAAGCCAAATCTTTGACCAAACCTTCCAATTCTTTAATAGGACTATCCATTGTATAATCTCCTTTAAGGATTTAGCGTTTTTATCGCTTCTTTTATAGATTCAGTAATTGTTTTCAACACCTTTGCATCCTCTTCCGAAAGTGCAACCTCCTTTTGACCCGAAACCCCATTGTCAATTGGACTGGGAGTTTGCTTATTAATTGATTCCTGAAGACTTGAAATTTTCACTTCAATCTCAGAAAGTTTTTCCAAATGCAGTTTTAACATTTCCTTTATTTCATCCATGTCTTTCTCCTCCAATTCAAAATTTTTAGGGACTTGATAAATACTTACAGTTTCATCCTCAAACTCAGGATAATCACCAACTTTATCTACAAAATCATTTAAAACATCTTCTTCTTTTACTTGCGATTTTAATTCAGCAATTACTTCAATTATGTTCTTGCCATTAAACGCTTTAATATAGGCATCAGTTTGAATTGCGGATGGATTAGACGGAACAGGACAAGCAGAAAGTTCCAAGAGTTCTTGCTTTAAAAATCTTTTACCCCGCCACCCATTCGGATCTCCATCTTTATCCAACGATTCCCATTCAATAGGGATAAATCCTACAGATGAAGCATTAAGAATCTTCTCTCTAAAAAGTTCCAAGATCATATCAGCAAACGGATAGATTCCTTTAGACGGAAATTTCTCATGGAATTCAAGTCTATCAGGGTTCTTTCTCCTGACAATCTTGGTCGCTACGCCAATCGGAACCGAATGGTAATCATGGGCATAAAGGAAAACCGGATTCTTCATAAAGTTTTCCATTATCCATCCCTTAACACTAAGAACATCACCATCACGATCTTTTGATTCATCAGTTCCAACAATAACAAGTGTGCGAGTGTCTGTGTTTACATCTTTAACAACTCCTAATCTATCAGAACCTAAAAGATTCTTTCCATCCTTAATAACAGGAGCCCCAACTTGATCTTTAATTTGATAAGACATTTTTTCCTCCTAAGAATTTGTGTTGACTAATTCAATACATCGGCAAAAAATGGTTTCACTTGCTGCACCTTGAGGGTCTCCTGGAAAACGTAAAGTAGAACCACTTCCTAATACCCAAGATTGACCGATTGGAATTTGTAACCCGTGCATTACTCTGTGAGTTCTCCTAACTCTTTCATCCATCGCTGTAAACCAAATCTTCATGGTGTAATTCGTTTTCTGCATTTCTATACTTCTGGCATAATTTACAGCTCTGCTAATTTCAGTTGTTGCTATTAACATTGCTCGTTTTGTTGCTCCTGAAAATACACTTCTAAATCTATCCGCAATTTGACTGATAGATTCTCCCTCTGAAACTCCCAAAATCAAATGCTTCCTTATTTCTGTTTTAACAGTATCTATCACTCCTGTCAATTTCAATGGTGTAACCGTTAAATAATAGATAATTTGTGGACTGCTTAAATTAAATGATTGAGGAGAATTAATATCCTCAGAAAGTGTTCTTGCTCCATACCGTAAAACTTGTTCATATATAGGTACTGTAAAGGAAATTAAATTTCTTCTTTCTTCCATAAACTCTTCGACTTCAACATCCTTTACAGCTTTAACATTTAAAAGTTTTAAAGCCTTTTTCCTCATGTCAAAAAAGACTCTCCTTACTTTAGATTCAAATTCCCATTGAATCAATTCTGCTCCCCCAACAATTTCCCTCCAACGTCTCCCCGCAATCTCTTCCTCTTCAAACGTAAATCCCTCTTTAAAATCAATTTCCTTTGGTTTCTTAGGAGCTGGGAGTTCTTCAGGTTTCTTAGGTTCTTCAGGTTTATTAGGAGCAATGGGCTGTAAAGCTGGATTAACTGCCATCATCTCAATAGTTCCATCAGGCAAGACCTTTACAGTATTAGACGGAACATACCAAAAATTCCTCCAAGGCTTAGAATCAAATCCTAATTGTAATCTTGCATTAATCTCATTTGCAGCAAAACCCATTTTGAATAACTTATCACCAGTATCAACTTTATCCTTAAAATCTGGATGCAATGCTTCAACATTAGATATATCAAAAATGATTTTATGATTAACATCATTTTTAAAAATAACAGAAGATAAAGCTGTTTCAATCATTCCCATCAAAGGTAAATTTGTACCTTGCCACCATTCTTTTCTTTCTGTTAAAGCTGTTGCAAAATTTAAATCATCGGTAACAGATACAACAACCTTCTTCATACCAAAAATCTGCAAAATCGTCTCTCTGTTCATTTTCTTCAATTCAGGAAACATCATATCCTTTTGGGATAAACCTGTTTGAGTGAACTTGAGACCATTATCTAAAATTGCCAATCTATGCCCGTGCATAAATCCTTTATGTTTATCCTCAAACTGCCTTTCAATTCGTTCAAACTGACTATCCGTAATCCTGTTCTCACTTGATAAAATTCCACCAGGAACAGCACCCTCATCAAAAAACTTCTCATTATAAAGAGACGTTTTATATTCTGTTCTAATCGCAATTTTACCAGCATCAATAGGAGACATTCCAAGAAAAGGACTTTTTGGATTAAAAAACTTAATTGAAGCTACTTCATCATTTTGTAAAGGAATTCCTATTTTAGTTTCCTTTGGCTTGTAAATCCATCCCCCTAACTGACCCGATCTATCCTCTATAATAGGTTCCATATTTGCTTTAGATAAAATCCATAAAGCTGTATACGTTTTTGAACCTGGAGGAAAGGGTAAAATCCATACATGCCCATACAACAATAATTGACTTATAACATTATTGATGAAATCAAATTGTGTTGTATTGACTGTATTTGGATTATCTAACAATTGCTGGAGAGGATCTTTGTCCTGAACTGTAATCCAATCTCTTCCCTTCTTCTCAACAACAGTTAAAGGAACTTGGGCTATTGCTTTAGCTGTTGTTGAAATACAAATATAAACTAAGTCCGACTTAATATAAGGATCATTTAAAACATCATGACCTTCTGGGAGAGTTAAATTCTTTAAAAATATAGCATCCCATCCAGCACCCGACTTGACTACGTTGGCTGCAGCCCGC